TGGTACATTTTTCTTTAATGAAATAGTTACAGGATCTACAAGCAAATCAAAAGCCAGAGTTAAAGAATGGGATGTTGACACCAAGACATTAAAAATATCAATTATTAGTGGTTCTTTTATAAGTGGTGAATCTATAGTTGGAACATCTTCTTCAGCAAGATATACCTTGAAAAATTATGATTCAAATGATGTCTATGATAAATACTCACAAAATGATGAAATTGAAGAAGAAGCAGATCTTATTGTAGACTTTTCAGAATCAAATCCATTCGGTACATATTAATGTTAGGAACTTACTACTACCACGAAATCATTAGAAAGACTATTGTATCTTTTGGTACAGTATTTAATGATATACATATTAGGCATAAAAATAATCAAGACGATGTAACTAGTGACTTAAAGGTTCCTTTGTCATATGGACCATCTCAAAAATTCTTAGCAAGAATACAGCAGCAAGCAGAATTAAATAAACCAATTCAAATAACTTTACCAAGAATGTCTTTTGAAATGAATAGCATTTCATATGATGCAAGCAGAAAGACTTCAGTAACACAAACATTTAAAGCTTTTGATGGAGAAAATTTAAAAAAAGTTTTTTTACCAGTGCCATACAATATTGGGTTTGAATTAAATATTCTATGTAAATTAAATGATGATGCTTTACAAATAATAGAACAAATTTTACCGTATTTTCAACCATCATTTAATGTAACAGTCGATTTAATAGATTCAATAGGTGAAAAAAAAGATATTCCAATTGTTTTGGATAATATTAGTTTTCAAGATGATTATGAGGGAGACTTTTCTTCCAGAAGAGCATTAATTTACACATTACAATTTACCGCAAAAACTTACTTGTTTGGTCCAATTGCAGAGTCAACTGAAGGACTTATTAAAAAAGTTCAGGTTGATTATTATGCAAATACTGATATTCAAAATTCTAAGAGAGAAATGCGATATACAGTTGTTCCGGATCCAATTGATGCCGAACCAAATGATGATTTTGGATTCAATGAAACTATTGAAATATTTGATGATGCTAAAACTTATAGCCCAGTACAACAATCTGATGTTTAATAATTTATGTCAAAATCTTTTGATTCCATAGATAAAACTTTGAATATTTCATCAGAAATTGTTCAAGTCGAACCTTGCGATAAAACCGAACAAATATCTAAGTTTTCGGAGGATATAAAAAAAGACTACGAATATACTCGTGCAAACTTATATTCATTAATTGAAAAAGGACAAGAAGCAATTAATGGAATTATGGAACTTGCTGGGGAGGGAGGTAGTCCAAGAGCATATGAAGTTGCGGGTCAACTTATTAAGAATGTGGCAGATACAACTGATAAGTTAATAGACTTACAAAAAAAATTAAAAGATGTTGAAGAAAATTCCCCCAAAACCACAAACAATGTTACAAACAATGCTGTTTTTGTAGGTTCAACATCAGATTTGTCAAAATTATTAAAACAAGGTTTTCTAAATAATAAAGAATAATATTTTTTCAATGAGTTGGTCTGACAAATATAAAAGATCAATAAATTGCAACTCTCCTAAAGGGTTCTCTCAACGTGCTCATTGTGATGCTCGTACAAAAAGGGCAAAAAATGAAGAAACAAAATCCAAATCACCCTTTAATGAAATGCATAAGGTAAAATCACACAAATCAGTTGAACAAATTGCAAAGAAGCATCGTCTTGAAGTTTCTTTTGTAAGGAGACAACTTGAGATGGGAATTCCTATTGAGCATGAACACACAAAAGATAAAGATCTTGCAACAGATATTGCTCTTCAGCATCTTGAAGAAATTCCAGATTATTATACTCGTTTAAAAAAGATGGAAGCAGACGCCAAAAAGCACCATAAAAAGTTTAAAGATGTGAATGTAACCGAAGAAGGTCTTCGTGATTGGTTTGGCAAGTCTAAATCAAAAGATAAAAAACCAGGATGGGTTGACGTTGTAGATGGTGATGCTTGTGCCAGAGAAGAGGGAGAAACTGCTACTCCCAAATGTGTGTCATCAGAAAAACGTGCTTCAATGAGTAAGGCAGAAAGACTTGCTGCACGGGCAGCAAAAAGAAGAGAAGATCCAAATCAACCACAAAAATCTGGTGCTTCTAAACCAACTATGGTAAAAACAGATAGAAAAACAAGAAAAGAAGAAATGAATTTACAAGAAGTCAAAGATAAACCAGGTAAAGGTAGTGGTAAAAAAGATGCCTGTTATCATAAAGTAAAATCAAGATATAGTGTTTGGCCAAGTGCTTATGCATCGGGAGCACTTGTTAAATGTCGTAAAGTTGGTGCTGCCAATTGGGGAACAAAGTCCGAAGAGACTACTATCGATGAGGCAAAAAAATGTTGGAAAGGGTACAAGAAAAAAGGAACTCAAACACTTTTTGGAAAGACTTATAATCGCTGTGTCAAAGCAAATGAAGAAACACAAATGATTAGATATTGCCCAAAGTGTAAAAAAGATGAAACTCGTGATGAATGTAAATATGGTCCAAAATATTGGGATACATTTTCTATGCCAATTAAATTAAAAGATCATACACCAAATACTCCACATCCTGGCAATTTTCCAGAATCTTATGATCATGAACATTCAATGGCTCGTTCAGAAATTTCAACTATTATTTCTGCTGCCAAAAGACTTAAAAAGAAAATGAAGGGAGAAGGGAATATTGAAGCATGGGTTCAATCCAAAATTACAAAAGCAGCAGATTATTTAGATAGTGCGGCAGATTATGTAGATAGTGGTGAAATGAAGGCAGAAAGTGTTTCTAATGAACCAAAGTTAAAACCAAAATCTGGACTTGGTGGTGGAAAACCAACATATTTAAAAGGTAAAGAACCAAGAGCAACTGGAGCAAAACTTCCAGATATTCGCAAGGAGTCTATATCTATTGAAGATGCTGATGGAAATCATTATGCAGACTTTATTGATATTATTAAACCAGAACCATTAAAACCATCCAAAGGTATTGGTAGTAAACTTTTGGGAGAACAATCAAATGAATTAAAAACTTTTCAACAGTTTATGGAAGATTGGCAAAAATCAAATCGAAATGATGGTGTTGATGGTTTAAGTCAATCCACAGTCAATGCATATAAGCGTGAAAATCCAGGTTCAAAACTTCAAACTGCTGTAACTGAAAAGAAACCAAAAGGTAAAAGAGCAAAGCGTCGTGCCTCATTCTGCCGTCGTATGAAAGGGATGAAATCCAAACTGACTTCTGCCAAAACAGCAAGAGATCCAGATTCAAGAATTAATAAAGCACTTCGTCGTTGGAACTGTAACTAAAATGAAATCATTTCAACAGTTTATTTCAGAAAGCATCAATATTGCCGGTGATTTTAATGGCAATCTTTATATGAATTCGTCACAACCAGAAATTACTAAAGAATCTTTTCTTGCAGACATTGTTTGGGAGGGAAAAATATATCGTTTAGAAGTAGAAGGTAAAATGATGAATAAAAATGAACTTGCTGAACAATTGCAAAATGAATATCCAGGAGCAATAGTTCATAATGTTTATCCAATGACAGAAAATTCCATAAAGGTCAAAAACGCACAAAGATATAGACCAGAAAGATTGTCGTGGAGTGAGTGATTAATGGCACAGTGGAATATACAAACTCAAGATTATTTAAATCAAGAAAGATCTTTATTTGAAGTTAATGGTGTTGCAACAAGAGATGGAAAAATTGTTGACAATATCAATAGATTTCCCGTAAGTGTAAATCCAGATGCTTTTGGTAGAACAAGAGTATCAAATCCACTTACTCTATTTGATTCATCTCACAGATATAGAGATAATAATCTTTGGGAGAGTTTGATTGTAGGAACTGGTTCTACCGTTGGATTCGTAACTACTCAAGGATTGGTAAATATTGGTATTGGAACTACAAGTGGCGATTCAGTTATTAGAGAAACTACCAAAACATTCTCATATCAACCAGGCAAATCTCTGCTTGTATTGAATACCTTTATTCCAGCAACACCAAAAACAAACTTAAGGCAGAGAGTTGGTTATTTTGGTGCTGATAATGGAATGTATTTTGAAATTAATGGTACAACACCTTATTTTGTAGAAAGAAGTCTATCTACAGGAACTTCAACTGCAGTTGCACAATCTGATTGGAATATTGATAAGTTAGACGGAACAGGAGTTTCTGGCATTACATTAAATATTAGCAAAGCACAAATTCTTTGGATGGATATTGAGTGGTTAGGTCTTGGCACAGTCAGAATGGGATTTGTAATTGATGGAAAATTTATTCACGCACACTCATTTCATCACGCAAACTTAATTGAATCAACTTACATTACAACAGCATCACTTCCTTTGAGATATGAGATTGCTAATACTGGTATTACTACAAGCAGTAGCACTCTTAAGCAAGTTTGCTCCAGTGTAATTTCAGAAGGTGGTTATGAATTGAGGGGATTACAGCAGGCAATAAATACACCAATTACAGCACCAGTAGATTTACCAACTCCTGCTGGAACTTATTATCCTGTTCTTTCTATTCGTCTCAAATCTTCTCCAAATAGATTAGATGCTATTGTAATTTTGACTGCTCTATCACTGATAGGAACTGGAAATGGACCACAATACAATTGGCAGGTGAGAGCATCAGCAACTACTAGTGGGGGAACTTGGGTCAGTGCTGGTGCAGATAGTGCTGTAGAATATAAAATTGGTGGGGGAACTGTAAGTGGTGGAAGAATTTTAGCATCTGGTTTCTTCACATCAGCAAATCAATCTTCTTCATCAGTTGATATTCTGAAAGAAGCACTATTTAAGTTTCAGTTAGAGAGAAATGGACTGACTGGAACACCTTATGAATTAACACTCGTATGTGCATCTGATACTGCTGGCGCTGATGTTTTTGCATCATTGGATTGGGAAGAAATTAGTAGGTAATTTTTATGGCAATTGAAGATATTCAACTTAAACAAAGCGATGCTTATCTTTCTAACCCAAACTTAAAGAGAGCAAACACTCAAATTCAATTTACTGAAGAACAGATTATTGAATTCTTGAAGTGTAAGGAAGATCCTGTTTATTTTGCTAAGAATTATATCAAGATTGTTTCTTTGGATCACGGTCTTGTTCCATTTAAACTGTATCCATTTCAAGAAAAACTAATCACAAGATTTCATAAGCATCGTTTTAATATTTGCAAGATGCCCCGCCAAACGGGTAAATCAACTACTTGCGTATCTTATTTATTGCATTATGCAGTTTTCAATGATAACGTAAATATTGCAATTTTGGCAAACAAAGCATCAACTGCTCGTGATCTTTTGCAGAGACTACAACTTGCTTATGAAAATCTTCCTAAGTGGTTGCAGCAAGGAGTTCTACAGTGGAATAGAGGTTCTCTTGAACTGGAGAATGGTTCAAAGATTGTTGCCGCCTCTACGAGCGCCTCTGCGGTTCGTGGCGGATCTTATAATATTATATTTCTTGACGAATTTGCGTTCATTCCCAATCATATTGCTGACGACTTTTTTGCCTCGGTTTATCCTACCATTTCTTCTGGACAGAGCACGAAAGTAATTATTGTTTCCACTCCTCGCGGTATGAATCATTTCTACCGCATGTGGCATGATGCGGAAAGGCAAAAGAATGAATATGTCCCAACCGATGTTCATTGGTCTGAAGTTCCTGGTAGAGATGAAGCATGGAAGGCATCAACGATTGCAAACACTTCAGAACAGCAATTTAAGGTTGAGTTTGAATGTGAATTTTTAGGATCGGTCAATACATTAATTAATCCGGCAAAACTTAGAAACTTTGTTTATGAAGATCCAATTAAAAAAAATGATAGTTTATATATTTACGAAAACCCAAAGGGAGAAAATAACTACTTAATTACAGTCGATGTTGCCAGAGGAATTGGAAACGATTACTCCGCATTTGTTGTTTTTGATATAACTAATTTTCCCTATAAAGTTGTAGCAAAGTATAAAAATAATGAAATTAAACCAATGTTATTTCCAAGTATTATTAATGAAGTTGCCAGAGGTTATAATGATGCTTGGTTATTGGTTGAAGTTAATGATATTGGAGATCAAGTAGCAAATATTTTACATTTTGATTTGGAATATGATAATCTTTTAATGTGTTCTATGAGGGGGCGTGCAGGTCAAATTGTTGGTTCTGGTTTCAGTGGAAAAAAATCTCAACTTGGCGTTCGAATGACTGCAGCAGTTAAAAAGTTGGGATGCTCTAACTTAAAAACTTTGATGGAAGATGATAAGTTATTAACTACAGATTATGATATTATTTCAGAACTTACAACTTTTACTCAAAGACATAATTCGTTTGAGGCAGAAGAAGGATGTAATGATGACTTAGCAATGTGCCTTGTAATATTTTCTTGGTTAGTTGCCCAAGATTATTTTAAAGAAATGACGGACAATGATGTTCGCAAAAGAATTTATGAAGAGCAAAAGAATCAAATTGAACAAGACATGTCTCCTTTTGGATTTATTTCCGATGGATTAGATGATTTTACAGTTACTGTTGATGAAGAAACTGGAGATAGATGGATGATTGCATCTGGAAGAGTTGAAGATAAACCTATGGAAGTTTGGAATTTAGATGAATATGGTGATAGGAGTTATATGTGGGATTATATATGATTAATCAAATTGCACTAATTTATAAATAAAAATAGATAATTCTGGATAGCACGGAGAATAAAGATGCCGCTAAATTTAGCATCTCCTGGTATTATAGTAAGAGAAGTTGATTTAACCACTGGAAGAATTGATCCAACATCAAATAGCGTAGGTGCCATTGCTGGTCCATTTGAAAAAGGTCCAATCAATGTTCCAACACTTGTTAGAAATGAAAATGATCTTCGTACAATATTTGGAAATCCTTCCTCAACTGATAAACATTATGAATATTGGCTCACCGCATCATCATATCTTGCGTATGGCGGATCTCTACAAATAATAAGATCTGATGGAACTAATTTAAAAAATGCAAAAGTTGGTTCATCTGATGTTAAAATTAAAAGTGATCAAGATTACAATGATAAAGGATATGATGAATACCCTATCAGCAATGTAACCTTTGCAGCAAGATATCCCGGATCTTGGGCAAATAACATTAAAGTTGCAGTTATTGATTCTAAAGCAGATCAAATTTTAACTGTAAATTCTGCAACTGGGTTATCTGTTGGTTTAGGAGTTAGTCAAACCGTACCTTCAGGAACTGTAATTGCTGGAGTTGGGACAACATCAGTTCTTACTGGATATTTTAAAGGTATAATTACCGACTTAGATTCTACAAATAATAAAGTTTCTGTCAAATTGTTAAGTCACGTAAGCACAGCAGGAACTGAAACTAATATAGATTACCAACAAAAAGGTGTTTATAGATTCACCACAAATAATGTTTCTTTTGTTGGTACTGGAGCTGGATCTACTTCATTTGTTGGTACAAGAGGATCTTTAGGTTCCACTGCAGCGACAAGATCTGCTGGGACAGCAATCACATCATATTATTTGGTGAGCACCTTATCTTTAGATATGCAAGGTGGATCAAATCTCTCAGACTCTGCAACCACATTGGGTATCGCAACTGCAGGTATTTCAGCAGCATCTGATAGATATCTTTTAATAGACAATGAAATTATTTCTCTTAATGGTGCAACTATTGGAAGTGGTCAAATCAGTGGAGTTACAAGAGCACAAGTAGGAACATCAGCAACATCTCATACTGATGGAACTTCTGTCTATTACTTACAGCAGTTTTCCGCAGTGGCAACGGTTACTTCTACCGTTTCGGCAACTGATACTACAATAGGAATTAATACAACTCGTACAGGTCTTTCGACAGTATTTAATTCAGGTGGATATGTTACAGTCGGACCAGAATTTATTAGAGTTACAAGTTATCTTGAAGGTACGACAAGTGAAAAATCAGTTTCTGCAACTGCAGATTGGTTTGAACAGCAAGAATTTACACTTACTGCAAACACAAATAATAAGAGAAAGTGGTCTTCAATCGCACCAAAACCACAAACTTCATCATATGCTGCAGCAAGAGGATCCAGATTTGATGAAATACACATTTTAGTAATTGATGCGGATGGATCAATTAGTGGTAATGAAGGAACTATTTTAGAAAAACATTTAAACGTTTCAAAAGCTAAAGATGGTTTATATTCGGTAGGATCACCATCATATTGGAGATCTTATTTGTATAATAATTCATCTTATGTTTTTGGTGGTTCTGGTCCCGCAGGAATTACAACAATATCGTTTGATTCTGGATATACTCCATCATCCAATATTGAATGGGATCAAAATGCAGATGGAGTTAAATTCGGTGCAATTGGATCCACAACATATACTTTTAGTGGTGGTCTAAATTATGATGGAACCTCAAATGTATTAAATTCTGGAGCATTTAGTGCTGATGTATCTGAGATTTCAAATTCATATGATTTACTGAAAAACACTGAAGAATATGATATTGATTTCTTATTGATGGGTTCTTCAAATTACAGTAAAGAAAAATCACAATCATTAGCAACAAAACTGATTGAAGTGGCAGAGTATAGAAAAGACACTGTTGCTTTTATTACTCCTTACAGATTAGCATTTTTAAATGATACTGTTTCTGGAGAAAACGTTACTGTAAATTCAGCATCATCTATAACAGATGAAATAATTTCGTATTATAGTTCTGTTCCATCATCGTCATATGCAATATTTGATAGTGGTTATAAGTATATGTACGACAGATTTAATAGAGTGTTTAGATATATTCCATTAAATGGTGATATTGCTGGATTATGTGCCAGAAATGATGCAAATAACTTCCCCTGGTTCTCACCAGCAGGAACTTCTCGCGGATCAATTTTAAATGCAGTAAAACTTGCATATAATCCGGATCAAAATCAAAGAGATTTGCTTTATTCTAATAGAGTTAATCCCGTAATTTTCTCTCCTGGTGGTGGAATTATTCTATTTGGAGATAAAACTGGTCTTTCAAGAGCTTCTGCATTTGATAGAATCAACGTTCGTAGATTGTTTATCTATCTTGAAAATGCTATTTCCGCAGCTGCAAGAGATCAATTGTTTGAATTTAATGATGAAATTACAAGATCAAACTTCGTAAATATTGTAGAACCATTCCTTAGAGATGTTCAGGCAAAACGAGGAATATTTGACTTTAGAGTTGTTTGTGACGAAACAAATAACACTGCTGCTGTTATTGATAATAATGAGTTTGTTGCAGATATTTACATTAAACCTGCAAGATCAATTAATTATATTGGATTGACTTTTGTTGCAACCAGAACAGGTGTTGCATTTGAAGAAGTTATTGGAAACGTTTAATTTTTATAAACTTAACCAGGAGTAAAAAAATGGCAGTAAGAACTATTACAGATTTTAAAAACAGATTAACTGGTGGTGGTGCCAGACCTAATCTGTTTGAAGTTAGACTGAATTTTCCTACAGGAGTTACTTCAAATAGTGGAAAAAATGATTTATCTAATTTCTTAGTCAAAACAGCAGCACTTCCAGCATCTAATGTTGGTCCAGTTGAAGTTCCTTTTAGAGGAAGAATTTTAAAACTTTCTGGAGATCGTACCTTTGATACATGGACTGTAACTGTAATCAACGATACTGATTTTTCATTACGTAGTAGTTTTGAACAATGGATGAATTTAATTAATAAGCACAGTGATGCTACCGGAAGAACTAAT